AGTTCCTCATTGTCAGGAACTTTTGAAACAGCATCATTAATAATTTTTGATGCTAATGGTAGAAGAAAAGATAACATGATTAGTACTTAATGGGTGCTAATCTATATATGCTTACTTCTTCTTTTTGGTGTCCATGATGGCACCTTTACCATATTGTTTCTCAATACTTGCCTTTACTTTATCAAGTGCAGACATACCATCATACTTTGGTTTTTTCTTACCGAAGGTATTAGGTGTGTTACTAATTGGTTTGTTGTAACGCTGGTTACCACCAACACCACCACGCTCCATGCGACGATCCTTCAGTGAATCTGCACCTTCTTCGGAAACGAATTGTTTAAATGTCAAGAGGGTTTCAGTTTCTGCGACTTCTTCTGTGCTTTCTTCTGAAACTTCTTCTTGACTGCCATACGCTTGGTCTCCTGTAGATTCAAAGTGAGGATTTTTTTGGGATGGAACTTTGTCCATCTCTTTACGAGCTTTCTCATTATTCTTTTGACGCTTCTTCATATCTGGTTCTAGATATGTGCTGTCTTTTTTCGCTTCGCTCATGTCGGCACCTTCGCCATCTTCATCATGGTAGCCACTGCCACCACAATGCTTACATCCTTCACCTTTACACTTAGGACACTTTTTCTTTTCTTTTTTCTCTTCCTCGCCGCATTCGCATTCCTTTTCAGTAATCTCTGCTTGCTTAGGATTGATTTTTACTTTAGTTTTTCTTTCAGAGAGTGCTTTAAAACTTAACATTACTTCTCACCTCGTTCTTGCTTTTCGGTTTCCCTGTTGAGAGTCTTAACAATCTTCTTGGAACGATCGTATGACTTCTGACGCTTTGCATCAGTAGTAGACGGACTTACAACCTCACGACCCAAGTTACCTGCCTTACGGAACATTTTGTTCTTGGGCAGTTCCTTGTAACCTTCTTCGATTACATTCTCAATCTCTTCGATAGAGAAGAGTCCAGACTCATACAAGTGTGCAATCTGATCATAGTCTTCACCAAGACGCTTGGCAAGTTTGCCGCTGCCACTTGATACTGCACGAGCAGTCTTACCAACTGCTTTCTTCAGACCTCTACCAACAGCACCCGCTGCTCTTCTGAGCAAACCAGGACCTTTCTTCTTAGCAGTGAGACGTTGACGTGCCTCAGAACCTGCATCTCTTTCCCCGCCACCACTAGAAGAAGAACCGCTATCGGAACTGCTGCTAGAACTTACACCTTTAGACTTTCTGATGCTATCTAAAACACCATCCAACTTACCACCAGTACCATCATCAGATGACTTGGACTTGGCAGGAGTTTTCTCCATCGATGCACGTTTTGCCTTGATACGTGCTGCTTCTCTAGAACCTTGGAATGTTCCTACTGCCTTACCAGCATTGTCAGAAACAGACTTACCTGCTGCCTTGACACCTTTCTTGACTGCACTACCTGCTTTCTTAGCAGCAGCACCAACCTTTTCACCTGCTTTTTTAGCAGCACCCTTCAGACGATCCATGCGGGAAGGTTGTAACTTGAGTTCAAGTTGCTTAGTCTTCTCTTCAGACAGAACCTCAACACCCTCAAGGTGCTCACAGATTTCAATCAAGTCTTGGTCATCTTGTGCCATCTCAAGGATAATATCTTCCATGACATCAATGAGTTGCTCATCAGTCAGTGAATCAATCTCTTCTCCAAGAGTTTCCAACTCAGCAAAGTCTTCTTCTGAGAATGCAAATGCTTCTTTCTTAGCTGAGGGAGAATACTTACCCATCATAAGACGCTTATCAATTTCGTCTTGAGTCTCTTTCTTCTTACCCTTAGCAGCATCCATGCGAGCAGCACCCTTGGCATCAATACCTTCCCCAAGAACCTCAGCATTCTTATCGTAGTTATCAAAATGCTCGTGCTTCTCAGAAATCAGAATCTCAAGATCTCCGACAGGGACGTTCTCGTAGATATACTCAGCATCTTCAATATCATAATGAGTTACTGTACCATCTTCCAGCAAGGTATGTGCTTCAGGAACAACGGTATATTCTTTACCTTCATACTTAACAAGTTTGGCGCAATCATGACCCTTGGGTTTCTTCTTTCCGCCTTGCTCGTCTTTACCCTTAGCACCAGTAATGATATCTGCTTTCGTTACTTTGTCGTAGGGGACAGCATTGTTAGCAAGATTGCCGTCATTATTTTTCTTTTCGTATACTTGTCTGAGTGCCTCAGACATGTCAGGAAGGTCGTTTGAATACATGTTACTTTGCGTCCTTGTCCTTTTTATTTATCTTCTTAATGAATTCACCTGGAGTAAGTTTTCTCATATAATTAGCAAGTTTATCTGTACCCATCTCTCCAGCAGGTGTAAAATCAAAAAACTTAATGTCATTACGCTCAACTATATCCTTTAACCAGGACCTGAAAATATTATCATGCTCATTAACATAGATGACATAATTGCTACCACGACTAACAACTTTACCAATGACTCCAGTGTTGACATTTTCTACAAAGTTTCCCACTTCAAATAAGATATTGCCAAAATATGCTTCGCGAAGTCCTTTGGGATCTAGTCTAGGAGCAATCTCATGAAGTTCATAAGACGCTTCAGCAAAATCATCAAACTCTTCTACTTGCATTGCTTGGCGTAATGTCAAGTATAACTTTTCAGAACCTTCTTTACCAAGACCTTTTGGCACTCCTTGTTTAAAGTTATCATAGTCATCTTCTGCTGCTGCTTTACGCATCTTAGATGCAGACATTCCTTCTACACCTTCAGCATCAGGGTCTCTATCGCCAGCAGAAACTACATTTATTTCTTCAAATGTATATACGTCTCCGTTATATTTTTGTGCGAGGCTATTGAACTCGCTAACCCTGTCACCTCCCACCACAATATTAACACTACTATACCCGTCACTATCGAGTGTGGTAAGAACATCAAAAATAGTACGCATGTCGGCACTATCAACAATCGCATTCGCATGATCTGGATATGCTTGCCGCATATATTTAATTTTAGTCCCTGCGTCAAGGGGATTCTTCTTAGGATCCTCCGACCTTGAGGGGTATATTCTATACTCTCCTCCACTTGCCTTTGCCTCTCTAGATACTTTGTCTAGAAGTTTTTCATGACCGATAGTTGGTGGATTAAATCTTCCAAATGTAATAGATATTGTGCCTTGATCGACCTTACCCGAGCCATCTCCAGTTTCTTCTTCTCCATTGGCTTGAGTGGGGGTTTCTAAGTCCTTAGGGTCTACTCTTACTAATTTTCCATCCTTAGACATGTGGGTTACATTCCCTCTCGGGTCCGCATACCTACCGTAACCTACGTGCTTAAGTTTTAATTTTTCTGCACTCTTTGATGCAAATGACTTTTCGGCTTCAGTTAGGAAAGCACTAAAACTTTTCATTCTACCAATTCTTACTAAGATTAAAGTTTGCTTTACTAAAAGTCAGTCTATCTACAAGTTTATATGGGTTGCTAGAAGGAATAACAAATCCTTCGTGTGAAGAAGGCATACCATCAATGAAACATTCAACATTTTCATTAGGAACAACCGCATCAAGTAGACGCTGTTTCAGTTGGAAGATTTTATGCCACACCTTAAAGGTAGTCACATTAACCTCACCCTTATATTTAGCATTGAAGACATTGAACAGAAATTCTGGACTGGGTATCTCACCTGCACGAATAAATGCATTGACATGCTTCTTGAGTTCTGCACTCTTAGTAATCTTACAGAAAGGAATCAGAGCAACAATCTCAGCAACAAGTTTTACTGCAGACCACTTACCAACAGTTGCATCATTAGTATCAATGAATCTAACACTATTAGTAGATTGCATTGTGACACCAATGCTTGCTTTTGCCGTGGGTGATACCTCAGTATAAGAAGTATGAGGTGCTAGAATAATTTGTTGAGCAATCGGAGTGGTAAATTTATACTCCACAGTATTAGGACAATAAACAGACCCACCACCGACGCCGATCCAATCAGCTTGGATAATACCACTGATACGAGGAAGATGGCGCAGACATAAACGAAGGATATCTGCAACGTTCCCTTTATGATTCGTCTCAATGTCCTCATAGGTGTAGTTGATTAGAACTTTCTTTTTGTTGAATACAGACTTGGTGCCCACAAAGAACTGACCGTTAGCAGGGTTAGTGCCGAACACGATAGCGGGAGCACCATCCCACTTGACGCTGAGATTCTTGACAGTCAGTGCTTCCTTGACAGCAGCAAGAGCAACGCGACGACCATCAAAGATGGAATCCTCTAGGTGCTCAAGGTGTTTGTTTGGCATTCGTCCTTTGTCTATACATGTATTATAGCACAGCAGAAGGCAGTCGCAACCAGGGGTGTGACAGTTCTTAGGGTGTCAGTAGATCTTGAGGAAAGGTCCGTTAGAGTCTCCAAATTCTTTCTTAGCACCATAATATAAAGAAGTACACCACTCTCTAGTCTTCTTTTTCTTTTCAATCTGCACCCATATGTGTGCCCATTCCATAGCAATTAGTTTAGAAGAAAATCTACCACCAGAACTTCTATCTGCTTTTTGAGTTTCATAGTTAATTGCGTAGTCTAAAACCGATTCAAATCCCTCAGCAACTTTTTGATTGTTTTCATATACAGCAACCTCACCAAAATCAACGCCAGTATTCTTTAACTTATTATACAAACTAATCCAATATTTTTTATCAGCATCATTCCACTTACCTACAGCTGGAATGTGACGATGCTTTGCCGCTGAAGTTGGACGCTCAAGATTCAAACTACCTAGAAACTTATCCAAAGCAACACTCGATACCTTTCCTAACTTAGCACCAGCATCCTTACCCTTAGGTGTTAGGTCGGTCTGTACAAGATTTCTTTCTTTAGAATATTGAAAGTTTCTAGATTGACCATGGATTTGTCCACCCTTCTGAGTTTGCATGTCAAATCCAAGTTCACCTGTATCAAACAAGTAATTCTTTTTCTTCCCTAGAGTTAATGTGCATTTTAAAGATCCTTTCACTGCATCAATTTGAGCAGGTTGTCCACCTTTCCCACCTGCATTTGCAACTTCAGCAGATGCAGTTTTCTTTTTTGCTGCAATTGCTTTTAGAGAAACACCAATCAAAACTTTTTCCTTAAGAGCATCTCTCATATAAGCATTAAGGAGAGTAAGTTTAGCATCCTTAGACATACCATCAATATTTGTTAACTCACGAATTGTACCTTGCACAACATTCTTCAAACTCTTTTTAACAAGAACAATATCCATAGGATTCCAACGGTCCTTCACAGATACACCACATTCTTTCTTAGCAATTTCTTCAATGTAAGGCATTATTCCATTGTCTCTGGAATATTCATACCCTTTACTACTACCCAAATATTTTTTTAATGCTGCGGTTTGTTTTGTATATGTTGCTCTCCATTCTGGACCGAACCCATCATATACTTTTTTCATTTCAGCATCAGTAGGTTCTTTACCTCTCTCAATTACCGACTCAAAGAAATACCTAGATCCATTTTCCTGCTTGGCAGTTTCTTTAGCGTTAGTTGCCATCTTACTCTATGATATCATCCAAACTATTTAGATACTGCTCTTCTTTTTCATAGATTTTTTCTTGTCCTGTCCATAGTTTATAACCCTGGACAACCTCGGGCAATAACCATTGGTCCACACGAACACACTGTGCCCAGTTGACAGGTTGAGCACAACCAACAACTACAACAGCAAAGAATGCTCGTATGTGAATCCAAAGACTAAGCATCGTAATAATTAAACCAACCTGTAGCGATATATTTTATCTGTGTTGGACTAATAATACCTCTATGCATATGTGTCCATGCTGCAGGAAACAAACATATCTTTCCTGCTTTCGCAGAAACTGCTAGTCTTTGATACGGGTAAAAAGTTTCTCCCCTATCAGTAACGTCGTTTAGATATATTGTCCAAACTAACATACGAGGAGAGTCTGGTCCACAACCACCTTGCTCACAGTGAGTTGCTGAATATCCTTGACCTGGATAATATCTTTGTAAGTTATATCCACTGTAAAATCCCCATGTACTAAGGTCATCCAAATGATAGTATTTTTCTTTGTATAGTTTTACAGCAGATGACACCGAAGATAAAATAATATCATTGACTTCAGAACAATAACTATGATCAGCCTCCATAGAAATATCAGTAGAATTTTTTAGAGTAGTATTTACCTCGCGGGATTCACCAACCCAACCAGGTCTATGGCGATCACTATTGCTTTCAAACCAATTGATAATAAAATTACAATCGGATTGACTTACTATTTGATAATCTTCTATGAAATTCATGAACTACTATTCCTTAACTTCCCAAGACCCCCCAACACCGCCATCCATATTGACAACAACCTCTGGGGGTTCAGCAGTTTCACGTAAGTGATGGGGTGCATGTTCTCTATCCATAGGAAGAGAAGGTTCAAAAGGAGTACGTGAAAGGTTTTTAAGAACGATGAAGGCGTCCTTATTGTATTTACGCACCCCATATTGAGTTGCCCACTTTTTGTTGTAATCCTCACCTTGGTGGATGCCAGAAACTACTGTGCCACCAATCTCAATTACAATGTTATCTTCTCTGACATTCCAACCGAGAGTGTGAATTGTATTCCAAAGTTCGTCTTGCGTAAGATTCATTTTCCTGAAGTGTCGTAGTTAAGTTTATCATCCTGCTCTTTCAATCGACGCTTGCGAATGCCTTCATGAAGAGCAGCAATTGCTGCTTTAGTCTCAGGAGTTTCTTCCCACTCCCATTGTTGATCATGCTTGTTATTAAATGATTTTTTACTCATTTCCAACCTCCTTTTAGTACCCATTCATCGTGGTATTGATTTTTCCAAGAACTGCTGATTCCGTAGGATGGTTGAATTACTTGCTCAATGTACCTACGATTTTCTCTGGCAATATTCAGACTCTCTGCTTCAAGAGTTCCGACTCGTCCATCAATTTGTGATGACCACCATACTGC